CGACCGTCGGCGAAGAGGACCCCGACATCTTCATCATCCAGCCGAACGAGGACGACGAAGACGACGACGCGGAAGACGCAGCGCGCGGCCGCTACGCGTCGCTGCACGAGAGGGTCGCTGCCCTCGCCCCCAAGACCCCCGTCTCATCCGAGCCGGTGGAACACCAGAAGAAGGAGGATCGCGTGAGCGACACCCTGAAGGCTGGCCTGCGTGAGCGGCTCGGTGTGACCGACGCCGATGCATCGGACGAGGCGCTGCTCGCAGCCGTCGACGAGCTCACGGAGGCAGCAACCGCCCCCACCCCGCCGGCCGTTCCGGCGGGCACCACCCTGATCGACTCGGCGCAGCTCACCCAGCTGCAGGCCGACGCTCAGGCCGGCCGCGAGGCCCGTGACGCGCAGATCCGGGCACGCCGCGAGCAGATCGTCAACGACGCGCTCGCCGACGGCCGGATCGCGCCCGCGAACCGCGACGGGTGGCTCACGCAGCTCGAGGCGAACGAGGAAGCTGCGTCGCAGCTCATCGCGGCCCTGCCGAAGGGCACCGTCCCGGTCGACGAGCTCGGCCACTCCGACACGATCACGAGCGCGGAGGATGCCCTCTACGCCCGCGTCTACCCCAGCAAGGAGGCCTGACACCATGGCGATCCACAAGTTCCAGCCCGGTGAGTCCGTCACCTTCAAGGCCGGCGGTGACCTCACCGACGGGCAGCTCGTCTTCGTCTCCGACGACCGCGAGGTGACCGCGGCCGCGGCGTCCACCGGTGCGAAGGTGATCGGCTCCGCCGCGACTGCCGCATCCAGTGGTGACGACGTGCTCGTGCTGCTCGGCGGCGTGCAACGCCTCGTCGCCGCATCCGACATCAACGCCGGCGACCTGGTCGTCGCGGCGGACGGCGGGAAGATCGCGGCGATTGCTGCGGTCACCACCCCGACCGCCGGCGATGTCACCTCCACTCGCGCCATCCTCGGCATCGCGCTCACCTCGGTGGACGTGTCCGAGGTGGTCGACGACCGCATCGAAGTCCGACTGTTCCGCTGAGAGGGGACCAACGCACATGAGCACCACCTACCCCAACGCCTACGCGAACGCCACCACGGCGGACGCTCTGGCGTTCCTGCAGAACCCGACGCTGCTGTCCCGGCGCTTCGCCGAGATCATCGCGTCGCGGGGTTTCCTCGCCCACAAGATCCTCACCGGCCGGTGGAGCATGGCGGGCGGCGCGCTCGTCTACGTCCCCGACGAGGCGGTCGAGGCCGACGAGTCGCCTGAGCGCGTCAAGCCGGGCGGCGAGTACCCGCTCATCGAGCTCTCCGAGGACGCCGCGGTCGTGATCGAGGCTCTCAAGAAGGGCTTCGGCACGATCGTCACGGACGAGAAGGTCGGCCGCGAGCAGATGGACCCGATCGAGCGGGCCCTCGCGATGCTCGCGAACAAGCTGATCAGCGAGTTCGACGAGGTCGCTCTCGCGTCGGTCGCGTCGACGGTGACCGAGAGCGTCACGGGCGCGGCCTGGACCGGGGCGCCGAAGACGATCGTCAAGAACATCGAGCTCGCGAAGGCCAAGATCCGGGGCCACCGCCTCGGCTTCGACGCGGACGCGGTCGTGGTGACCGACACCCAGTGGGCGACGGTCATCTCCGAGGTGCTCGACCTGCTCCCGCGCGAGAACCGCAACGGGGTCGAGTCCGGCCAGTTCGTCGACGCGCTCGGCGTGACGTGGTTCCACTCGCCGGACCTGCCCGCGGGCTGGGTGCCGACCGTGGTCGACACGGCGAACCTCGGCGGCATCGGTCACGAGGACATCCCGTCGCCCGAGTACGTCGCGGTGGCGCTCGGCGACGGGACGGCCGCCGAGGTCGCTCGGTACCGCCTCGAGCGGGACGCCACGAAGATCCAGACGCGGAAGACCGACGTGCCGGTCATCCGCAACCCCAAGGCGGCGTGCGAGATCACGTCGACGGGGCTGTGACCGCCCGAGTGGTCGCGGCGTCTGTCCAGGTCACGGTCGGAGGCCGCGTGCACCACTGTGCACGCGGCACCGACCTGCCGGGCGGCGTCGAGACCGAGACGATCGAGCGACTCGTCGCGAAGGGCCTCGTCGAGCAGGTCGAGGACCAGGCGACCGAGGACGACTCTGACGAGCAGTCGGAGGAGCAGCCGTCGGAGTCGTGGAACCACGAGCGGATCGACGAGTGGGCTGCCGCACAGGAGCCCCCGATCGAGCTCGTCAACCCCGACCCCAGCAAGCAGTTCACCAAGAAGCACAAGCTCGAGCAGCTCGACGCCGCGCTCGCCGCTCGAGCACAGCAGTAGTACGCGAGTACTCGAGAGGGGGCGATGGAGATGTTCACACCGGAGGACCTCACCGGCGTCGACGAGAACGTGGCGCGGCGCATCATCGTCGCGGCACGCTCCATCGCCCCCTGCATCGACAGCTTCGCTGACGGCTCCGAGGAGAAGAAGAACGCGATCGCGATCCTCCTGGGTGTCGCTGGCGACCTGCCGACGTCGGGATCCCGACGCGTGAAGTCGCAGCGCATCGGATCGGCCGCGGTCGAGTACTGGAACGCCAACACCTGGCTCGAGGAAGACCGCGACGCGCTGCGCTCCCTCTGCCCGTCCGCCACCTCTCTGGGCTTGCCGCGAGGATCGTTCCCGAAGGTGAGCGTCATCAGCAACACGTGGCCTGAGGGCGAGTACTCGTGACCGTCTACCGACTCCGTGCCGGCCTCGTCTTCGACGAGTACTCGGAGACGTACAAGCGGGCCGACTGGGCCGAACCGGAAGAACTCGCCCTGCCGGGCGCGTTCATCGACCGATCTTCGACGGCGATGGTCGTCACCGCTACGCGGACGCAGGCCCTCGAGTCGCTTTCGCTGTTCTGCGATCCAGACGTCGAGATCGAGCTGACCGATCGCATCCGCGACGGTGAGTCGGGCGGCCGCGTGTACTCCATCGACGGTGTCCCCGCCGCACCCACCAACCCCTTCACGGGATGGCAACCCGTGCGCGAAGTTCCGCTGGGTCTCGCGATCGGCTGACAGGAGGGCGTCGTCATGGCCAAGTCGGGCGACTTCGAGCCGAACGAGCAGTGGTTCGACAACATCCTGCGTACCGCCCCCGTCGAGCAGCTCGTCGACGCTGCCGGCGAACGGGTCCTCGCGATCGCGAAAGCGACCGCGCCGCGCGATACCGGCGACTACGCGCGGGGCCTGCACCTTGAGCACCGCGATTCCACCTACCGTCGCGTGACCGAGGTCGTCGGCAGCGACGAGAAGACGCTGCTGATCGAAAGCAAGACCGGCAACCTCGCGCGCGCCGTGAAGGCAGCGAAGCAATGAGGGTCACCCCACCGAACCTCGCACTGTGGCTCATCACGCACGTGCGCGCTGCAGCTGCAGCAGCTGACGGTCCCGGCGTCGCCGTCGACGTCGTCAACCGGGAGCCGCAGTCGCTGCGACTCCCTCTCACCAAGCCGCTGATCGTCATCCGTGACGACTCAGGCACCCGCACCGACTGGACCACGTTCGATCGTTCGATCGGTGCCTCCGTGCTCGCCGGATCCCGGGAGTACGAGAAGCCGGCGGACGACATCGCACTGTGGCTCGCCGGCGTGCTGTTCGACGACGGCCTTGCGCTCGTCGACGGCAGCCCGATCGCTTCGGTCACCTGGGACGGCTGCAACGGCCCGTACCCGGTGCTCGAGGAACTCGACGTAGCGAGGCGGTACCTCACCGCCCAGTACGTCGCCACCGGCTCCTGGTGAGCCACAGCGGGCACGCCGGCAGTCGGCGTTCCCGATTCGATCCTGCTCCCACCCTGGGGGCCCCATCCAACCGAAGGAGTACACGATGACTGCGGATTCGCAGGGCAACGACCTCACCGCGGTCGCCGTTCCGATCACCGGGATGGCGGCCTTCGCGCCGGTCGCCGAAGAGAACGTGATCGCGAAGGCCGACCTCAAGGCCTCCCCTCTGGTGCTGCCGGTCGCAGCCAAGCGGCTCGGCCTGTACAAGTCCGACGGCGGCCCGGAGGCCGCGCGCGAAGCGGGCGACGCGATCGAGTTCTTCCAGCAGGGCTACCAGCTCGCCGGCTCCGGCACCCGCACCGTGAAGATCGTCCTCGCCGAGCAGAACGCCACGGTGCAGGAACTCATCGAGGGTTCCGCGCCGGACACGGACGGTGTCATCGAGGTGTCGTCCTCGCTTCCCGACAACCGCTTCATCCTCTACGTCGTCACCCGCTACAAGAACGGCACGGAGAAGCGCCAGGAGGGCGTCGCGGCCATCACCGCCGTCGAGCCCGACAAGCAGGAGCGCGGCAGCGTCGAGGGCGCCGCGGTGACCTTCACCTGGCAGGAGGACCCGCTGTTCAACGACGCGCCCTTCTGGCAGTGGATCGGCGTGCCCGTCGTCGACGAGGGCTGACAAGACCGGCTGGTCGGGGTGTCATCGGGTCGCCCCGGCCAGCCTTCCACCCGACACCCGAAATCCGATAAGGAGAACCAACCATGGCCACCGTCAAGCCCGCCACCAACGACGCCGTGCTCGAGGAGTACGACTTCGAGAACTGGGACCAAGACAAGGAAGACGCCGCGCTCCGCGAGCTCAACGACGTGCAACACATCATCGTCGAGGGATCGTTCGTGGGCCGCTTCAGCTCCGACAAGAAGATCGTCAAGATCCCCCTCACGATCACCCTCGACGCCGTCGACGAGCTCAAGCGTGACTTCGAGGACCCGATCGACCAGTTCAAGCACCTGGTGAAGACCTTCGGCGGCGAAGAGCTCGCCGCCGAGCTCGACACCCGCGGCATGATCCCCGTCGCCATCATGGCGGAGAAGTACTTCCGAGCCCTCGGCCGCGCCCAGGAGCTCGCCTTCCCGGAATCCTGAGCGTCGCCCAGACGATCCGAGAGCACCGCACCGTCATCGCCCGCACCCTGCGCGAGACGTTCGGTGTAGGGCTCTCGGACCTGGGTGGCGCGCTCACGTGGGGTGAAGCGAAGGATCTCATCTACGCCGCCGCCGAGGATCCATCCACCGCGTTCGGCGCCGAGCTTGCCGACTGGGCGTACCCGGCGAGCATGCCGGAGCTGCTCTCGCTCGCCGCGCAGATCGGCGACTGGAAGGCCGCCCGCAAGGTGATGCCGTGGGCGATGGCCCGTCCGGGTCACACCACCGCCACCGACGAGGAGATCGCGGCCGCGGAGGCCGCTCTCGAGG